TCTCTGATCTCCATGCCATATAAACATTTTTGCGGCAGTCCCACAATGCGATCAGCAAATTTACCACAGCACAAGACATCGTCATTCGAGAACACAATCCAGTCCCCGCTCGTATGCCTCGCGCCAGAGTTCAACGCCTTCATGTAGTTGTAATCCCTTTCTGTCTCCAGGCGGACCAACTGGTAATCTTTGATTTTCTCGTACGGTTTTTTCGACCCGTTGTCAACCAGAACGATCTCGACTTTAGGCTCGTGCTTTCGTATCGATTTGACATACGGCGTTGCAAAATCGTACCAGTCTGAATTGGCAACTATCACAAAGCTAATCATCGCTTTTGTCCGCTCCATACCTTACCAACTTGCGCTATGTAATCGTTTTCCTTGCTGGCAATCTCATCAACAACTTTACAGACGCCAGGGTATTTCGGCATGATACAATCGTGAAAGGCGACAATCCCGCCCTTCCGCAGGAATGGATGCCAGCTCTCGTAATCAGCCTTGACCGATTCGTACGAGTGATTCCCATCAATGAATAGCATATCAATTTCGCCATTGAATGATTTTGCCACATCCACAGAATAGCCTTTGATAATCTTTATTCTGTCAATGACGCCAAGTTTTGTAAGATATTCGACCGCTTTTACCATGCGGTGATAATCCTCCCAGCAGTCTACTGCGTATAACCGTACACTATCACTTGAACCCAGCGCCAGAAAAGACATTGACCGCCCGTATAAGGTTCCTATCTCGACGATCAGCCCGTTCTCTGGAACTCTCCCAGCCAGCCAGCCAAGGAATTTGCCCTCATCCAGGGTCACACCCCAGTTCTTTATGCTCAGTTCCTCTATAGCTCTAATCCTGTCATCCGTTAACGACATAGCTTTTTACCTTTGCAACGAACTTGGGACCATTGAACGGCTCGCCTATGAACCGCTCTCTCCAGTTCCTGACTTGCGCGCTTCCTGCAATCGCCTTCTGAATTGTACTCCAGAGACTTTTTGAGGTTTTGCAATCCTCAACGTTATAAGGGTATCTCATGTAATCCCGGTAAACTTCCCAATTTCTGGCATAAACAAGCTTGCCATTTCCTCGCGGGCTATTATGCGGTCTGATCCCCTCGCCTAGCATAACGAGGGGCTTTCCCAGCGCAATCGCAGTGTACGCCATAGTGAACGCTGCTATCACTACGTCGGCACGCTCTATATCATCAGTCGACCCATCAGGCAGCGCCTTCTTATACAGCGCCCTGGTATCGACCCACAGCCCGTTCGCTGCCAACTTGCCAATAAACCGAACTGTCAGGTCGATACGGTCGGTCAACTCAAGAAGCAATCGCAGAGTCCTTGCGTTCAGCTCCTTCTCGTCATCCGGTAGCCATATGTTCCCGACAGGATGTATCGGCGCAAACAACACTTTCAGTTTCCCATCATGACTAGGGGGGTCAAAATCTCGTATTTCACCATAGGGCCAGCCAACAACCTCGACAGGATTCGGATACCCGATCATATCCAGCACTCTGGCGTGACCCTCTCCAATCGTGAAAAGCGTGCTCACCGGATACCAGTAGTCAGTCAGGTCGTAAGGTACGTTAGGGCGCACGCTATGAGGATAAACAAAAATCGGTATCCCCATTTCTCCAGCTTTGACAACTTGCTCACGCCATTTAACGGTAGTTCCAGCAAACAACCCGCTAAATTCGTGATCGATCAGCAAGAAGCGCGCATCATCAAGGCGACGGTGCCCTCTGAAACCGACTCGCCAGAGGGCTTCCGAAAACGCTTTTGCCTTGTATTGATGCTCAACCAGGCAATATCTATTTCTCGACATTAATAGCACCCAAAATATCATGCACGAAATTAGCACCCCTGGAAATAACAATCCCGGTCAGCAAACTACCCAGCGGTGCCCACAACGCCTCAAATGAGTTTAGCTTGAAGATGTCCACTCCGAACGCCAGGCATGCTCCGATTGAAATCGCCAGGCTCAGGATAACATCAACGTTGAGGCGGTGATTTGCACTATCGTACACAAGCTTGAGATTCTCTACGACCGCCTCAATCAGCACAACAAAAAATATCACTTTATCAATCGTCAATTGAAATCGCCAGGCTCAGGATAACACCAGCTACGACCGCCTGAATCAGCACAACAAAAAATATCACTTTATCAATCGTCATACGCCCTCCTTTTATAAATTCAAGGGGCGGTTTTTAGCCGCCCAATATTTCAACTACCACTAGCCGCCGAGTGAACGTAAATCCCATCGGCTTTATTATCGTACACGAACGCATCATGGTAAATCCGGTACTGCACTTTGTAAGCGTCAGTTTCCTGATTTTCATCAGGAGTGAAAATCTTCAGCTTGTCGTGCTTTTTGGCCTGTAAAACCGCTGCTGGAAAGACAATCATGAACCCGATGTCCTCGCCACTAGCCACATATCCGCCAGCATCAACTGAAGCTCCAGCGTTCAGCGTGACAGCCGTAGAAAACCGCCCTTGCGGCACCATGATTACAGGCATTCCATCGAACGTCCTGACTCGACGGTCTACTCCACTCTCGCTCGCCCACTGCCTGGTCAACGCTTGTTCCAGATAGCTCAACGCGACGTCCGAGATGAACAGCAAGCGCCCCTCAGGTGGCACCTCATCCGCATTCAAGGCAGCCTTTGCCACATCTAACGCGTCAAGGATAGTGGTTTTAGACAACGTCCCTGTAGTGCCATTCCCCGCATCTTGCGCGTATACGGCAAATCGATATGCATCAATCTCAGGAATCACCTGTGTACGCATGAACTCGCCAGCCAGCGTACCGAACGCCATGCCTAGGCTCTCCTCGTCATCCATGCGGTCAATGTTAAACTCTCGACCGCGCTCTTGCGACAATGTTAACGTTTCCCAGGTGCCAACAATCTGACCTTTCGGATAACCAGTGCTCCGACTATACGTGCCCAAACCAACAATGCTGGTTTTGAACACCTTGACCACATTCGCACCTGCGAACTCGATTGGTTTCGTAGGCGCATCCAATCGCGCCGTCAAAGATTCCAGCGCATAAATCTCATCTAAAATCGGCAGAAACTTTTCTGCCAAATCAACACTTTGGGTCATTTTTCACCTCACTCTTTTTCCTCCGGCAATCCCGCAGCTCGCCTCGCAGCGATAACTGAAGCATCGCCAATAACTGATTTTCCTTTTCCACCAAGAACTATTTTAGGCTCAGGCTCCTCTGACTCGAACAAGAACTCGTTCTCCGCTTTAACTTTTTCAAGTTGCTCCGCAAGTCCCTCGATCGTGCCGTCGTCCCTGACCTTCAATCCACTGGTATCAAGCAGCGCTTTGACAGCCTTGACATTTTTAGCTTTTGCAGCAAGCAAGGACCGCTCTAATGCATGCTCGTACTTTAGCTCGTCAAGTTTAGCTTGCGCCTCCGCTTGCGCAGCCTCGTACTTGCTACGCCACTCTTCAGCAGCTTTTTGCAGCTCATCAGGCTTCATAGCCTTGAAACTGTCAATGGTTTTACTCGCCTCAGCCAACTGTGACCGTAGGCTTTCAAGCTCCTCGCGAGTGCTCTCAAGCTCCGACTTGTGCTTTTCGATGTCCTTGCCATGTAATGCCATGATATTATCCAGCACCTCATCATCCTCAATACCCAGTTTTTTTAGTTCCTCACGTTTCATTTTTCCTCCACTACGCTCATTTTACGCGGTGCGACCGCCTGGTGTTGTTCGATTATCGTACCGAACATACGTCCTATTCAATATAACACACATTTCATCACTTTTCAAGGTATCCACTCGCGCTCTCTTTGTCTGATTAGTCCAGTCTCCTTTACGAATCCGCGCATTTCAGCCTGCCACTCCTTTACCTTTGCAAGCTCGTTCGTATTATCCAATCCTAACTGATCTAGTAAACTAGCCTGTCTTTTCCACTGCCTTATATTACGTTCTATATATCGCTGCTTTTGCGTCGCCTCGTAAATGGGAATCTCCTTGCCATTATATGTCACGGTTTTGTTTTCGTAGCTTTTCAGCTCCGCCTCACTATACAATCGCTCGCTTATCCCCTCAAAATACGGATAGCACGAATGACGGCAATTCATGCCAGCAAAACCAGTCACAGTACCATAACCAGTGCTCTCGATTAACGGCGGGTATTTTGTGCTCTTGCCGCTTATAGAAAACACTTTTCCCTGCCAAACTTGATGGGAAGGTCGCGCTCCGATATGCGCCGACATTTGAACTAGATCACAGCCCATTTCTTGCGCTCGCTCCAGCTGCAAATCCGCAGCAGTTTTGCCAACACTCGATAGCACCGCGCGCCTAACAGCGACATCAACCTGATCGCGCTTGCTCGCGTACTGTATCACGCGCAGTCCCTCAGTCGACAGCTTTTTCACTCCCTGTCGCAGCGCTTCAGTATAAGACATAGTCCCGGTCGTCACTTGTAGGTACGCTAAATCAGCAGCACTAACGAATGCCTCCTGCCCGGTAATAGCAAGCGTGCCTACCAGATTTGACATAGTCTCAATCGTTCTTGATAATCCGATTTTAAGCACACGCGCCATTTGCGGCGACACATGAAATGGTAGGGGGTCCAATCCAGCCTTGCGATATATTTCGTCACTGAAATTGATCGCCTTGACCCCAGCTTTCTGGAATATCCTCTCCAACTCGTCCCTGGAAACCTTGCTAATGCTCGAAACTCTCTCAAGGATTTCGTCATACAGCATTGCCGATTCACTCAACCGTTGGACCTGCCATGCAGCGCTTGAGAAATCCATTTTAGCAAGGTGCCTAACAATGTCCTCTATGACCGAGTTTTCCAGTTGCTGGAACAACTCAATCAGAGGGCGCGTTATGTCATCGACATATCCAGGGTCAAGCATCTCGCTTCTTTTTCAGTAGACCAGCCGCTTTTCTGGCAGCGTCCTCGACGTTTACATACAACGCTGCCATATGGTTTTTTGCTTTCTCAAGCGTATCATGGCAGTGAACCACCGTGCCGTCCTCTTTAGTCACACAATATTTCTCGCCTTGTTTCACTATTTTGTATGGCATCAAACACCTCCGTATATACTTGTATCAATCGTTGGTATCTCAGCAATCTTACGTTTTGCTGTCTCCTCATCCTCACCGAAATTCCTCATCCTGAACTCGACAGCCGACATAATCCCCTGCGCGACCAGCCTGAGGTCCTGCTGGAAACTTGCGTCCTTGTCTACGACAAGCGAGTCGTCAAACTCATAGTTCACCACATACCGACCCGCTGGCGCTAGTTTTGCAAGCGTCACCCAGGTATCCATTGCGCTTATCAGGTCATCCAGTGCATTCCTGACCGCCTTTTGCGTATCGACGATCGTTGCATACGTGCGTTGTTTGGAAATCGCTATTTCGGTAGCAGTTTTTTCCACTTGATTTGGGTCGCTCAAAGTTCCATAAGCCAACCCACAGGTAAACTCTATTTGCTTTAGGATACGGTTCATCCCATTGATGATATTTTGCTCACGCAGCGTTGGCGACCACTCGTGATACAAGTCACCTTCCGCGCTTCCAGTCTCCAGGGCTCTATACAACCTTTTATTTGGTAGGATCGGTCTCCCTGAACTGTCGCGACCGAATGCTAGCACGTCGACATATAACGCCCGTTGTCCGCTCTCGAACTCCCAAATCAAGTCGGACCATTGCATATCAGCCTGCTTAATTAAATCGACAGCTCGCGCATAGCAAGAAACACCCAAAGGTGACGTTGGGTCGATGTTATTCGCCATGGGATAACGAAAGTACGAATACAGCGGTTTATTCACGCCACTGATAAACGCCTCTTCAGCAAGTCCGCTCCAGTCTCCAATCGAAGCCAGGTCAACCTTAGTTCCCAGCATATCTCTATTGTCAGACCGATAAGCCGAATTCGTGATTTGACAGCCACCAGCTTCAAGCGTGTGACTTTCAAGCCTCGTGTAATAATAGTTCCCTTGTTTTCTCTGATCGACGAATACGCAAGCGGTGATTTTGCCGTTCGCGTCGAAACTGACCGGATAAAACTGATCAGCCTGGACGAAATCGACGTTGATCTCGCGCCCGCTCACGTACGGCTTGAATACCATCCCGCCTTTCGCAACTCCAAATTCAATCATGTCCCGCAGCTTATCCGACACTTTCTCGAACTGACTCGATAAATAGTCGGCACGCGGGCTTCCCGCGATAGTGACCTTCAGCTCAAGCGTCGCAAGCCTCGCGATCTCTGAGGCAATCGCAGCTGCAAGGTTCAGCGATACGATGTCTTTTCCAACCCACGGCGATTGGTTTTGATACATTTTTGCCCATAAATCCAGCGCCCCAATCATGGGATCGCTAATGGAAACGTCAATTCCCAGCGCCTGCTTGACACTCTGTCTTCCTATCATTTCATACCATACCTTTCTTATCCAGCCCGTTATCCTTTCAAACATTTCACTGTCCTCTTCTACGCCAAATCAACGAGGTCGCGTACCGGACCGCGTCTATGGCGTGATTGTTCTCGTCAGGATATTCCGATATATACTCCCCGTCAGCGGTCTTCAAATACTCGTAATTCAGGAACTCGTCAGCCGTGTAAGGGCAGCGCTCGTTATCGATCACGATTTCCCGCAGCGATTGCAGCCAGCGTATCGAATAACGTACCGAGTCAGGTCCCTTCTCCGCTCCCCTCGCAGCCAGCCCGTACTCGCGCAAATCAGCGATCGATTTTGGTTCAGCCGAGTCACATATCAGCGTATCACTAGGTTTGACACCGATTGATACCAGGTGCTCGTATATCCTCTCGTTCGACGCCTTCCACAAGCGCGCCTCAGTTATGACATACAAAGTCATGCGCGCCGCGTCATAATGACACCTGACATAGTGCGCTGGATCAGGATAATACCCGAAATCCAGTCCATGCAGAATGCGGTCAAATTGCGCGATTTCATCATCGCTAATTTCTCTTAATTTTACATTCTCAAATACAAGACCGCTTACACCAATTGATTCACCTAAATATTCGTGGCGGTATGCATCTGGATTGACCTCTTTTAGAAATTCCGCCTCATCAATAAACGCTTTACCGAGCCATTCTTGAGGAACTGTCAAATAAGTCGAATTATGAACAAGCCGTTTTTCATTAGGAATAGATATTTCTTTTAGTACCCAATTTTGCCTTGATCGTGGCGGGTTGAAGACTTTAAGCTGTATTGCCCTGTCGCCACCTCTGATGGCAGATTGAACAATTGAGCGTACCGCCGCCGGCCCTCTGAACTGGTCTAGTTCCTCAAATAAGAGCACTCCAATATATCCAAACTTTGGCTTGATGGATTTTATCTTTAGCGGATCATCACCGCCCCTGAAGTATATTTTCTGCTCAGTAGGTTTATAAGTTATTTCTAATGGGTTTGTCGTGCACTTAAATTGTTCATTTAAGCCCTCATAATAATCACTTAAATATTCAATGGACCATAATATTTGACTATAAATAGAATCGCGCAATGTGTCTTTCACTTGACGCAGTGCCAACACGTGCCAGTCTGGATTGTTCAGCATCAGCTCAATAGCCAGCAAACTTGCAAAAGAGGATTTACCAGAACCTCTCCCTCCTGCAAGAACATATTCATTGTGTTTTTCAGTCCATACATCCCTGTAAACTGGCAGGAAGTGATCAGCAATAGAAGCCGCCGGCAACCTATAATTTATAGATTTATTATTTTCACTAAACCCATCAATATTACTAATCTCCTGTTTCTCTATATAGCCACGTGAGGCACCTTTTGTTTTCAACATAAATTTAAGCGCCCACGGCTCGTTGTTTAATATAGCTTTATATAATCCAAGTTCAGCTATATCTATTATTTTACCCTCGGCAAGTTCTTTTGCGGCGGCAACGGCCGGGTAGTTATTTATGTAATTATAAACTGTTTTTGGCGCACAACCTAAGTTTTCTGCAGTGGCATAAACCATACCCTTTGTTCTAGTCAATTCCTCTGTTACTTGCTTCACAGTATATCGTTTTTTAGCCACATCTACCACCGTGAAAATTATGAAATGTCATATTGCTAATTCTGGCGTCCCGCCTGTTGCATCAACCCAGCGCTGAATCGCCACA